TATTTATTTTACTCAAGATACTGAAGACGCTATTGTAGAATATTTGGCTTGTACTGATCAAGTTGAACGTAATCGCATTTATAACGACCGTATTGAATATGGTTTTTATAAACTATCCGAAAATATTATCCATACATTTAAGTTTTATTATACAGATACAGATACGATTGAGGAACTTAAACACGAGGTAATTACATTTTTACTAGAAAAACTCCACTTATATAAACCTGAGAAGGGTAAAGCATTTAGCTATTTTGGTACTATCGCCAAACGTTACCTTATCGTATATAATGAAAACAACTACAAGAAACTTCAAGAAAAAGTTGATGTAGATGAATCTGATGAAGAGCAAATGTCATTATATGAAAACGATAAAAACATTGAGAGTATGCTGGATGGTAATGGGTTTATGGATCAATATATTAGGTACATAGACAAATATCTATTTAAATTATTTCCTAAAAAACAAGATGCACAAACAGCAGACGCTATTGTTGAATTATTTCGCAAACGTGAAACATTAGAAATATTCAATAAAAAGGCACTATACATCTATATACGCGAAATCACCGACGTATCTACTCCTCAGATTACTAAAATTATTAAAAAACTTAAATTAATATACGTTCAGCTGTATAATGAATACTACGAGCACGGACATATAAAGATTTAGTTATTTATATTTATTGATAAACGCATTTATGGCAAATTTTGATGACGTGACAGTATTCGGTAGCACGTCTCTATCGGATCTGTTCAAACAAATACATAAGAATAATAAAGACATCGACAAACAAATCGGTGAATTCATTGATACGCTCAAACCAATGGCATCATCTAATGCAGGATCTGCAGTAATGTTAATGCCTACTGTTAAAGATTTAATTGATGTTAACGTAAAGAATAACGAACAGTTAATTAAAATGGCAGCTATCGCACAACGTGCGGCTACTGTTAGCAATAATTCAAATAATGAGTTAATTGATATGAGTGAGATTGAAGCTTTATTAGCTGAACAGAAAGAAGTTCAAGAACAAGGACAAAAACTATTAGAACAAGCACCCGTTGTTGCAATAAATAACTAATTAGATGAGTATAATAAGAACAGGTCTATCTTCCCAAAACGTTTCTATTTCTAAAAGTAGAGGGATACCAGCACCAACTCAAAAACCATTAGTAGGAAAGGTATACGGGGTTGTTACTACTGAAAATACTCCTACAAAAGAATTATTTGAAAAAGCTGGGGGATTTAGTGGTATAGGTACTGTTTTTTATCGTCCATATAACACATCAAAAGAAGTTTTAGAAACAATTGATGCATTAGGCCCTCTTGCTCAAGCAATTCCTTTAAACCCCCAAATTCAATCTATCCCTTTAATAGGGGAGTTAGTATATCTAATTGATGGACCATCTCCAGTTGCACAAGCGGGTAAAAATAAATCATCAACCGCCGTACAGAAATATTACACTAATATGAATGTATGGAATAATGTCCAACAAAACTCATTACCATCCTCAGATAATTCTAGTTTAGGATTAACATTTTCTGAGAATCCTAATATTAAAAACTTACTACCTTTTGAGGGCGATTATATAGTACAAGGTAGACAAGGTGGTGCTTTAAGATTTAGTTCAACAACTAAACTGTATAGTAATTTAAATGAATGGAGTAATATAGGAAATGAAGATAGTCCTATTACTATATTAACAAATGGTTTTAGTTATGATTCTAAAGAAAAATTCCATGTTGAAAAAATAAATAAAGATGATTCTTCACTTTATTTAACCTCAACTCAACAATTACCACTACAAACAGATCGAACGGGGGTATTAAATCCTCTTACAAATCCTCTTGATGTATCAAAATATTCTGGTGCTCAATCTATTTTAAATAGTAATAGAATTATTTTAAATTCTAAGAAGGATGAAGTAATGATATTTGCTAAAACAAATGTTGAGATAAGTACTAAAAATATTATTAATTTAAATGCTAATGATAGAGTACATCTTAATAGTGATAAGGTTTTTTTAGGTACTGTAAATGATCAATTACCAACCGAAAATATAGTGTTAGGTGGTAAATTACATGATTTATTACTTAACTTAATGGATACTTTACATAAATTTGGAACTGACCTTTCAAGTGTTGTTGGTAGCCCTGAAGGAGTACCAGCCACAGATATAATAACAGCTGCTAGAAGTTTGTGTAATTCAATTAATACACTTGAAAATAATCTAGAAGGAATACTATCACAACAAAACTTTACAGCTTAATGGCAAATGATTTAAATGTAGGATCTGTAGTTTCTCCTGATATTCTTAAAACAATATCTGCATCAACTGTAATTAAAACTTTTGGTGATCAACTAAAGGATAAAGCTAAAGAAAAAGTTGTTGCTGTTATTAGAGATAAAGCAGGAGAATTAGCATCTAATCTTGAACAAGTAATTAAAGAAGAACATCAAGCTGGGATTGATCATAACAATGAATTAAAAAAATTAGAAACAAAATACCAGCAAGGACAAATTACTAAGGAACAATATGATGCTGCGGTATTAGCAGAAAATGAAGCTTATAAAAAGCAAGAAGAATCTTTTAAACTTCGAAAAGAAAAAATTAAAAAGGATATAACTAATATCAATTTAGATCCTTATAAAAAAATAAAAGAAGATAGAAAAAAAAGAAAAGAACAAAGGCAAAAGAAACAAGCAGAAAATAAAGCTAGAGATACAAAAGCAAAAAGAGACGCTAATAAAAAAGTAATAAAAAATGCTGCTAAAACTTTAGCACCTATTATTGGTTTACAAATTGCAAATCAACTTTCTAGTATTATATCTCAAAGAGCAAAGTTAGAAGAATTAGTAGATCAAGTAAACGCTTATATTGATACCGCTGATACACCTGAAACTACTAATATTGCTACTAATTTGAGAAATAATACTATTACCCTAATTAATAATAGTATTGGCAAATTACAAAATCTTCAAACTACATTAAATCAAATAAACACATACCTAGCTATATTTAATGCTATTGTAACTGTATTATCTGCTATCCCTATCCCTACCTCAGTACCTCCTGGTATTGGTATTCCTGTTAATGTAATTACTAGAATTGTTAAAGCTTTAGAAAAGGCTAACAAATTAATATCTGCATTAAACGTAATATTAGCTGTTGCTTCTATATCATTAGAAAATGAAATAGGAAACTTAAATGAACTTATTTCAAGATTAAAAAATGTTAATTTAAATGGATTAGATAGTCAACAATTGGCTGATCTTACATCATCTATATATAATAATGTCGATGATTTTCTTCCATATAAAGGATTTAAATTTAAAATTAAAGTAGAAGAAAATAAAGCATTTGAAGTTAAAGGTAATAAACGTCGTTATGCCGTAGCGACTGATCGTGATGGAGTTGAAGTATTAAAAAGTGAATATTCATTTACACTAGACCCTAACGATCTAATAGACCAATTAAAACTAGTTATCGATCAACGAAATTTACAAGGATAAAATATTTATAATTATGAACGCTAAAGTATTTAAAAGACTAATCAAAGAAGCCGTAATCGATGCTATTCATGAAGAGTTACCATATATTCTTGAAGAGCACATGGCTAAACAAGAAAAAAAGGCACTACGTGAAGGCAAAACAATGAGCTTTACTAGCGCAGATGTAATGACAGGAGCTGGTAATCCGGATGTTAGAGCATCATTACGTAGTAAAATGGGTGAAGCCTTTGGATTTCAACAACCACAACCATCGTTAAAAGTGATTGATGCTGTTGATGAATCTACTGGTGAAAAAGTAAATCCGTTTGCTGCATTTATTGCTGATGCTGCTAACAATATGACCCCAATGGATAGACAAGGATTAAGAAATTTAGGATAATATGCCAATACCTCAAACGATACGCGTAAATCCGTTAGATTTACAGAAGAATATTGCTATTGGGGTATCTCTACCATTCTCAAAACCCTTCACCAGTACTTATACTACTAAAGATCAAATTAAATCTAATTTAGTCAATCTACTATTAACGGAGGTTGGTGAAAGAGTAATGAATCCTAATTTTGGGTGTGATTTAAGAAGATTTATATTTGAAGGTATTACAGAAGAAAATATGGAAGTAGTTGCTGCTAGTTTAGGAAATAGTATATCTACTTTTGTTCCTGAAATAACTGTAACTAACATTGAAGTATCACCTGAACAAGATAATAATACATTAAACTTAACAATTAGTTATTATCTTAATATATCAAATACCCCAGACCAAGTAACAGTACAATTTAATTAATAATGACTAACGAAGATAAAAACATATCGTATTTAAATAAAGATTTTGGTGCTTTTAAAACTGAATTACAACAGTATGCCAAAACTTATTTTCCATCAACATATAATGACTTCTCAGAAGCTACACCAGGTAATATGTTTATCGAAATGGCATCTTATGTTGGTGACGTTATGTCATTTTATTTAGATACTCAAGTACAAGAGAATTTTTTATTATACGCTAAAGAAAAAGAAAATTTATATGCACAAGCATATGTAATGGGTTATCGTCCTAAAGCATCTTATGCTTCTAATGCTATTGTTGATGTATACCAATTAGTTCCTTCTATTACTAATGGAGGTATCACAACACCAGACTATGCTACTTATGGAACATTAATACCAGCAAATACAACTATTACTTCAACATCAACTGGTATTAATTTTTTAACAACTCAACCACTAGATTTTACTGATACGGGTAGTACAGAAATTACTTTTGTAGATTCTAACTATTACCTATTTAAAAAATCAGTTCCTGCCATATCAGCAGAAATAAAAGAAACTGTAATTAACGTAGGTGCAAATCAAAAATTTGCTACTGCTACTATTACTGACGATAATATATTACAAATATTAAATGTTACTGGTAGTGGTGGGAATCAATGGTATGAAGTCCCTTATTTAGCTCAATCCTCTGTTTTTAAACAAATAGCTAATCCTTCATATAGTACAGATCAAGTTCCTTATTTATTACAATTACAAAATACTCCTAGACGTTTCGTTTCTAGAATTTTATCTAATAATACACTACAGATGGAATTTGGAGCTGGTTTATCCTCAAATAAAACAGATACCCAAATCATCCCAACCCCAGATAATATTCAAGCTGGTGTTGTGCCTGGTATTTCATTACTAACTAATAATTATAATGAAGCCGGTACTTTCTTCACCCAAGAGTATGGTTTAGTACCTAATGGTGATTTAACTGTAAAATATTTAGTAGGGGGTGGTATTACATCGAATGTACCTGCTAATGATTTAACTATTATCAATACAACAGGAGTAACATTCCCTGGAGGTGGTGGTGCTTTAAACAATACAATATTACAAAGCATAGTATCAGCTAACCCTAACCCATCTTCAGGTGGTAGAAACGGAGATACAAGTGATGAAATTAGACAAAACGCTTTATATTCATATTCAACTCAATTAAGAGCTGTAACTAAAGATGATTATATTGTAAGAGCATTATCAATGCCTTCTGATTATGGTACTGTAGCTAAAGCTTATATTTCTCAAGATTTAAATACAAATTTTCAAGAAACAGTAGCTCATACCAATCCATCCAATCCGTTAGCTTTAGATTTATATATTTTATCGTATAATAGTAATAAACAATTAACTACGGCATCCCCAACCCTAAAACAAAATTTAGTAACTTATCTTAACCAATATAGAATGGTTACAGATGCTATTAATATTAAGGATGCTTATTATATCAATATTGGACTTAATTTCGATATTACTGTAGTAAGTGGATATTCAAATAAAGATGTAATAACTAATTGTATAGTTGTATTAAAAGACTATTTTAATATAGACAAATGGCAAATTAATCAACCAATTACTCTATCTGATATGCAATCTAAATTATTACAAATTAGAGGAGTGCAATCGGTAGTTAAATTAGAAATAATAAATAAACAAGGAGGAGATTATTCTCAATATGGATATGATATTGCTGGAGCAACTAAAAATGGAAATATTTATCCTTCATTAGATCCAGCTATATTTGAAATTAGATTTCCTGATGTAGATATACAAGGTAGAGTAGTAGTAAGTTAAAAATTAAAAATAATAAAGTATGAATTTAGACAAATTAAAAGGACACATTCCTGAAGCCGTTATAGCCCAAATCCCAGGAGTAATGGAGAAGTTTCAAATAAACACTCCACTACGTTTAGCACACTTTTTAGCTCAATGTGGTCATGAATCTGGTGGTTTCCGTTTAACTAAAGAAAACTTAAACTATTCTGCTAAAGGTTTAGCAAATACATTTAAAAAATATTTTCCAACAGAAGCAGCCGCTGCCTCTTACGCTAGACAACCAGAAAAAATTGCCAATAAAGTTTATGGCAATAGAATGGGTAATGGCCCTGAATCATCAGGTGACGGTGCTAAATTCTGTGGTCGTGGTTATATCCAATTAACTGGTAAAGATAACTATACAGCCTTTGGTAAATCTATCAATGAAGATTTAACAAAAGACCCAACAGTAGTAGCAGGTAAATATGCTCTATTATCAGCAGCATGGTTCTTTAGCAAAAATGGTTTACATAAAATGGCTGATGAAGGCGCTACTGATGCTGTAGTTACCAAGATTACTAAACGTGTTAATGGTGGTACAATTGGTTTAGCTGATAGAATTAAGCATTTTAAAGAATACCACGCATTGTTAGCATAACAAAATTATATACTGCCATATTTATATGTAGTAATTACTAATTATGGCGGTATATAAAATTTTTCCTGAAAAAAGTGCTACTATATATTCTTACTACCCAACATTAAACACGGGTATCGATGAGATATTAGAAATAAGTACATTTGAATCTATTGATGGTAACAGTGAAGTATCACGTGTGTTAATTCAATTTCCAACAGATCAAATAAACGATGTAATTCTTAATAAAGTTACAACAAGCAGTTATGATGCTTATCTTAAAGGATATTTAGCTAACGCTTCTGAAATTCCATTAAAATATACTGTATTTTCCCACCCTGTAGCCACTAGTTGGAATCAAGGGACTGGAAGATTAGGAAATGTACCTATTACAACAGACGGTGCTAGTTGGAAATATACAGACCAATCAGGAAGTACTGTATGGACTAATGGTAGCTTTCCAGGAGGTGTAACTGGATCATATACTGGATCTAATGCTGGTGGTGGTGTATGGTTAACTAATGTTAATTATGCTTCATCTCAATCTTTTACTAACATTTCAACTAAAGATATTGAAATGAAAGTAACTAATACAGTTAGTGCTTGGTATAATACTACAATATCTAATTATGGTTTTATATTAAAGCATAGTAGCTCATTAGAATTTACTACTGCTTCTAAATTCGAAACAAAATATTTCTCAGCAAATACTCATACTATTTATCCTCCATGTTTGGAAATTAGATGGGATGATTCTTCATATAATATAGGTTCATTAACAGTAGTTACATCTAGTTATTTTGCTGCTGTTATTAACAATAATAAAGAAGAATATCAACAAGACTCAATTCAACGCTTCAGAGTTGCTGTTAGAGGCTTATATGCACCAACAGCATTTAGAACTATATTAAGCTATGGTAACACATATGCTTTACCTACTTCTTCATATTGGGCAATAAAAGATTTGGATACTGAAGAAATGGTCGTAGATTACGATACATCATATACTAAAATTAGCTGTGATAGTAATAGTAATTATTTTGATGTTTATATGAATGGGTTAGAACCTGAACGTTATTATAAATTACTTATTAAAACTATTCTACCAACTAAAGAAACAATAGTATTAGATAAGGATTACATTTTTAAAGTTGTAAGATAATGTCTCAAATACCAGTACAGAAAACTGTATTTAATAAGGATGCTTATGGTAGAGTAATTGATACACAATTTAGTCAATTATTAAATCAAACTGTAGAAGAAACTGATACTTTTACTGTTGACGACTTCTTTCAATTATATGAAGATTTATTCTATCAAATTCCTAAAGAAGGAGATACAAATTCTCATAGATATATTTTACAACGTGAAGCTGACTATTTAGGTGTTAGTATTAGTCAAGATGATATACAAGCATTATTAAATGAAATTACATCATTAAGACAACAAGTACTAGAATCACAACAAACAATAAACGACTTGACTAAAAAATAATGGCAGATAATATTAAAATAGTAGGTAATATAGTAAACGAACAACAAGTATCTCGTTATGAGATTGCTGATGTTAATTTACTTGATCCTCAAACAATTCAAGAAGATTTTGGTTTAATTGATGATTATATTGAATATTTTGTTTATGATGCTGGTGGGAATATTTTAAGAACAAACTATGCTTATAAAGATTTTAAATCACCAAATACATCATATGTTAATCCTACTAATAAAGGATTACCTATTATTGAAATTGACCCTGTTAAAGATCTACAAAATCTAGGATATACATCAGGTGAATTCAAAGTTCAATACAACTTATTTACTAACAAAATCTCAAATTCTAACGCTGAATTGTTCCTAAAAGAAATATCAGCAGATAGAACTGAATTAAGAGTAGGATCTACTATTTTAACCAATGAACAAATTGAAAGTGGATCTTTAGAACTTATAAATGAATATACTAATTCTTCTTATTTTGTAGATTATCTTTTAAATTTTGGTAATAATACTCAAGTAGTAGTTGTAAACGTTGCTTTAAATAAAGTTGAAAGTGGATATGAAATATTATTCAAGCTATACCAACCACTACCAGAAAATATTCAGGAAAAAAACACATTGTGGGTAGTTCAAGAAAAATCTAACCCATATACTTTTGATATTAATCTAGACAAATTAATAACACAAGCTCCTGGTCCTAAATTAAGAGGTCCTAATTTTGATATTGAAGTACCAAATCAAAATAACGTTGCTACATCATATCAAACATATACAGGGTTAGTTAATAGTGTACAAAACGTATCTACATCTTCATATCAACAATTATTAAGTTTAATTACTTCTCAAAGTATTGATATAAATGTAGA